GCTGCTTTTGCGTGCGTGGACACCAGAGGATTGAGAGAGAATGACAAACCAGAATTTGATCGCTGAGGTTTTCAACATTGGGCCTCGCGTGGAGCAGGCAGCGCAGACTCAGCAGCTGGCGCAGGAGCTGCCAGCCGGCTATCGCTGCAGCTGTGCTGAGTGCCTGGACATTGACCGCTGGACTGCTCTGGTCCTGAGCCGCCAGGAGGTCACCGCGTGAGCCTGGCACGGCAGGACACCCTGGACAGGAAAGCCAAGCAGCTGGCGCGGTTCACTGAGGTTGAGGCTAAGCACGCATTCCCGATGTGGTATGGCATCCTGGCTGAGGCCGGCCAGCTGCCAGAGTTCGCCGCGGCGCCGGCCCCGCTGCCGGCTGGCCTGGCCGCGCTGCGCGAGCTGGTGCGCAGGATTGAGACGCAGGACTTTGGCGGCTACACCCAGCGTGACGCAGATGCCGTGGCTGAACGGCTGCACCTGGCCGGCTACCGCCAGGTGGTAGAAGCACAGTCAATCTGGGATGACAGCTGGCCACCAGGTGGCTACGTCTGCGCAGCCTGCAGCACGCCCACGGAATCTGAGCCCTGCCAGGATCACCAGCCCATAGCCTGGGCGGCGATGACGTGAGCGCCGGCCCTGGTATGACCACGCTGCCGCCATTGCTGGATGATGCCCTGGCGGCAGCCGTTGACAAGGTGTTCCAGGACAAGGGCCTGACGTTCGATTCCTGGCCGCGCTACGTGTCCGAGGTCCCAGGGGACACGGACATATCGGCCACCCTGGCCGGCGCTGAGCTGATGGGCCTGCCCCTGACGCCCCAGGGCTGTGTCCTGGCCGGCGTCCTGGAGGCCAAGAGCGGCGAGTTTGACGCCTTTGGCAGGCCGGTGCCGCACTTCGATGAAGTCACCATCGAGCTGCCCAGGCGTGCTACAAAGACCACCATCATTCAGATGACCCTGCTGGGACGCTGCGCGTCGATCGAGAATTACCGCGTGGTGTCCACAGCCCAGGATGGCACCAGGGCAAGCCAGTTCTTTATGAACATGGTGCGCATGATCGAGGCCAGGCTGTGGCGCCTGTACAGCGGCGAGGGCCTGACCGAACAGCAGATGCTGACCAAGATCGGCGTAAAGCAGATCTACAAATCCCAGGGCCGGGAGTACATCGAGTTCCTGAACGGCAGCCGCTGGTGGGTCTGCAAGCCTGAGTCAGGCGCCCTGCGTGGCGAGGCTGCAGACGTCATGTGGTTTGACGAGGCCGGCGAGCTGAACCCCGAGACGTCCGATGACCTGATGGCCGGCGCCCTGCCCCTGATGGATACCAGGGACCTGGGCCAGGTCATCATCAGCGGCACCCCTGGCCTGGTGCGTGCCGGCATGTTTTGGGAGTACCTGGAGAAAGGCCGGCTAGACCCCGTTGAGAACGGCATCGTGGACTGGTGCGGCGAGGAATACGATGACCCCACGGATGAGGCCACCTGGTGGCGCATCCATCCTGGCCTGGCTGCCGGCCTGACCACCATCGCCAAGCTGCGCAAGCGATTTGACAAGATGACGCTGCAGCAGTTTGTCCGCGAGTACCTGTGTATCTGGCCGGCTGACCGCACTGTGTCGGCGCTGGATAAGCAGAAGTGGGCTGCCGGCCTGGTGCCACCCATCGCCTTTGAGCAGCTGCCAGCTGGCGTGCCCTGGGCTGCAGCGTATGAGTGCCACATGGATGGCCTGTCAGGTTCGATCATGGCCGGCTGGTGGCAGGACGGCGTGGCGCATATGCAGGTCATGGAACACAGGGCCGGCGTGGACTGGATGCCCACAGCCCTGGCGCAGTTCTTCAAGGCACACCCTGACGTGGATATGGTCTATGACGCCATCGGGCAGAACACTGTGGTAGCGCAGCAGCTGGCCGGCATGCCCAGGGTAAACACCAGGAAACTGCGAGCCATGCCCATGCGCGAGGTCAGCGCAGCTGCGTCGATGACAGCCGGCGCCGTGGATACCGGCAACATGAGGGCCGGCGAATCCAAGAGTTTGACACTGGGTGTGGAGTCCGCTAACTGGCGTTTCAGTGGTGAGAATCGTTTCTTTGGGCGCAAGAATGCCCAGGTGTGCATCAGTGGAATTATCGGCGGCAGCCTGGCTGTGTTCACCGCGTCTGGCCTGAAACCAAAGGTCCAGCGCCGGCGCATTGAGGCACGCATAGATGCCTAAACATAGGTACAAATAGGCGACTCTCTGAGACGCTCAGCATAGCTATAGGGTCCCACCAGCAGGCATGTCCAGCTGGTGGGATTCCTGCTGTGGGCATACGAAATCTTTTCAAGCACAAGGACTACAACCCGGCCACCGGCTGGGCTGGTTCCAACCTGTCCAGCTACAGCTCACCATGGGCAACTGGCGCCGGCCTGAAAAGCATCATCGTTCCTGACGCCGTTATCCCTGATGGCCAGGTGACCATCGCCCAGGCCATGGGCGTGCCACCCATCGCCAGGGCTGTCATGACTTACACATCAGTGGTATCTGACTTTCCCCTGGTAGCTGTGGGCGGCGACGTTCCGTGGCTGTCCAAGTCTGAGGGCTGGCAGACGCCGGCCATGCGCAGCGTCAAAATGTTCCAAGATATTTTCTGGGCCGGCCACACCCTGCTGCGCGTCACGCGTGACAGCTTCGGCTACGTCCAAGAGGCCGAATGGATGCCCCTGGACAGGTGGGCCATCGACGCTGACGGCTTTGTGCTGATTGACGGCCACCTGGTGGAACAGTCCAGCGTGGTCTACATCGGCGGATTCCTGCCCATGGGGTTCCTGCAGTTCTCAGCTGCGACCATCCGGCATTACTGGGCCATGATCCAGACCATCGAATCCAGGTCAAACAACCCTGTGCCCCTTATCGCGATCCACATTGACGAGGATTGCACCCTGACCGATGAAGAGCTTGACGACGTCATCGAGGACTGGAGCGCTGCCAGGCGAGCCAAAAACGGCGCCGTGGCCGTGGTGCCCAAGGGCATCACTATCGAGGTCCTGGGCGATAAGGCCGATGACGGCGTGCTGCTGACAGCTGGCCGCAACGCAGCCCGCCTGGACGTGGCCAACTTCGTCAACATGCCCAGCGCCCTTATCGAGGGAAACAACGGCACCAGCGGCACCTACGAAAACACCCTGCAGAACCAAAACGAATTTGCGCGCCTGTCCCTGCCCATCTTTACCAAGGCCATCGAGGCGCGTCTATCCCAGGATGACGTCACCCCGCCAGGCATCACCGTCAAGTTCGACTCATCCAACTTCGACGCGGCCAGCACGCCGGCCAAGGGCAATATCGGCAGCGCTACGCCGGCCACCCAAACAATCCAAGGAGAGATTGCACAATGACAACCATCCAGACAGCCGGCACCTTGCTGGCCAGTGACGTGGCTGGCCGCGTGCTGCGTTACCTGCTGCTGCCCTTTGGCCAGCCAGGGAACACCAGCGCCGGCGTAGTCACCGCCAGCGCCGGCGTGGTAGCACTGCCGGCTGACCCCAGCACACTGGTAGCCAATAACGAACACGACTACAAGCAGCCCCTGGGCAAGTTCACCAGCCTGACCGAGACGGCCGCCGGCATTGAGGCATCTGTGGCCGTGCTGCCCACCAGGGCCGGCGATGACCTGCTGGCTGAGGCTGCCGCCGGCGTCAAGACGGGCATCTCCGTGGAGATTGCCAAGCCTGTCATCCGTGCCGGCAAGCTGCTGGCCGGCGAGTTGACCGGCGCCGGCTTTGTCGTGCGCCCTGCGTTCCCTGCGGCCCAGCTGATGGCGTCCGATATGGGCGACCTGGCTGAGGCTGCCCAGGCCGTTGCGGACCAGGCCCAGGCCCTGGCTGACGCGGAGGCCGGAGACGGCACCACCACTGACACCCAAACACCGAAAGAGGTACCACCCATGGCCGCTACTGCTGCCCGTCCTGCTGCACGCCCTGCCGGCGCCGGCCCCTTGCACGCCGGCGAGGCCCTGGGCCAGGCTGCTGCCCCAGCTGGCGGCGCCCTGATGGCCATGGCTCACACCCTGGCCGGCGGCAACCTGCAGATGTTGGCCGATTCCGGCGCCGGCGCCCTGCAGGCTGCACTGAATCCCATCACCCAGGCTGACGCGTTCGACGTCGCCACCGTCCCTGAATACGTGGGCGAGCTGTACCAGGGCCGGCAGTATTTCCAGCGCTACACCGGCCTGGTAACCAAGCGGCCCCTGACGTCCATCAAGTCCCAGGGCTGGCGCTTCAAGGACGGCAAGACCCCGCAAATCTTCGACTACGCCGGCGACCTCGCTGCAGTGACGTCCAACGACGTCGAGATGGAACCGCTGGACGTCAAGGCCGAGCGCCTGGCTGGTGGACACACCATTGACCGCATCTACACTGACCTGCCCGACGCCGGCGCCATGGCAGCCTACCTGCGTGAATCCCAGGATGACTACCTGAAAAAGATTGACGCCAAGACCATCGCGCACATTGCCCTGCCGGCTAACAACACCGCCAGCGTGCTGCCCACCGTGCCGGCGTTCTACACCGGCCCCATCGGCTGGGCCAAGCTGCTGCACGGCGCACGCGTGCTGCTGGACCACGCCCTGCCCACCTACGCCATCGTGGGCAGTGACCTGTGGTTTGAGATGGGACTCACCACCCAGGATCAGAAGCTGGAATACCTTTCCACCCAGCTGGGCCTGGAAGAGGGCCAGGCGGAAAAGTTCAAACTGGTGGGCGCCCCGTACAGCGCTACCTCGCTGAACGGCAAGGTGTTTGTGGGCACCCAGGGTGGCACCACCCTGGAAGAGCTGCCCGGCGGTCCTGTCCGCGTCAACACGGTGGGCATTGCCAATGGTTCCGTGGATCACGGCGTCTTTGGCTACTACAAGCTTTGGACGCCGGATAAGCGCTACATCGTATCCGTGACGGACGTCTAAACATGGTTGCTATTGGCTGGGTTGAGACTGAGGCCCTGGACACCCTGTGGCCTCAGTCCGCCCAGCTTGACGATGACGATATCGAGCTGTTTCTGAACGCGTCCTATGAGGCGTGCGAGCCGTTCGCGCCGGCGCCCAGGCTGGGCGAGGACGGGCAGCCCATCATCCCGTACAGCTGGCGCCTGGCGCAGGTCATGCACGCTAAGCACCTGTCCGCCAGGTTCCGAACTGGAAACAAGGAAACCATCGGCCCTGACGGCTACACCATCAGCACCTATCCCCTGGTACTTGAGGCACGCAGCCTGCTGCGGCCCAAGCGCCCAGCATTCAAAGGACTCAGATAATGGCCACACCCAAAGAGAAGCGCGAGGAACTGGCGCCCCTGCTGCTGGACGTTCCGGCAGCGCCGGCGCCGGAAGAGCCGGCCATCCTGCCGGATGACCAGCCCACGGCACGCCAGCGTATCGCTGCCCTGATCGAGCGGGATAACCCCAACATCAAGGCGTACCCCTGGGTGTTCCTGCCCGAGCAGGTCACCCTGGGCCAGCCTGTGGCCAGCGTCTACCGCTCCAAGCTGTCCAACGCCACCCAGGCCAACGTGCTGCGCCATGACGTCACGATCGATCTTTACGTGGCGCTCACTGACGGGCTGGGCGCTGAGGCTGAGGCAGAGGACGCCCTGGACGCTGTGCTGCTGACCCTGCAGCGTGCCGCCGGCGTCACCTGGTCTGAGGCTGAGCGCGTCAACTTCGGCGAGGACTTCGCCGGCTACAAGATCACCACATCCATGGTCAGCAAGGACCAGTACCTGCAGGCCGTCCTGGCTGAAAACGCCGGCTAAGAAAGGATCCCAAAATGCCAGCTGTAACCCATACCCCACACATCATCGAGAACGCCCAAATGTCGATTGACGGCAGCACTTACGGCGGCGCCATCGATTCCGTCAAGCACGCCATCACCTTTGCCACCCATGAGTTCGTGGGCATCAATGGCGAGTCTCAGCCGGTGGTGGGCAAGAAACGCCACAAGGCCGAGCTGACCCTGGGCCAGGACTTCGATGACACCTCCCTGATGGCCGTCCTGATCGACCGCCACGGCCAGACGGCCAACGTGGTCTTTTCTCCCATCGGTGAGGGCACAGGGCAGCCCACCATTACCGGCACTGTGGTGCTGGCTGCTGTCTCTGAGATTGGCGGCAAGGCCGGCGAGCTGGGCGGCACCGGCACCACCCTGGCATTCAAGGGTGAACCCGCCATTGTCTGGGCCACGTAGCCAAACATGATTAGGTCAGGTCCCACGCCAGGGAGCATGCGCGAGCTGCAGGCCGCTGTTCTGGGCATGAAAGCCATGGACAAGGAACTGCGCAGCGAGGTCAACAAAGCGACCCGCGAGCAGGCTAATCCCATCTGGCGTGCGGAGCTGGCCGGCAACGCGTCCACCACCATGGATCAGCTGGTGCTGGTCAAGGGTGGGCGCGTTGCTGCCGGCAACCCGCCCAGGCTGATTGGCGCACCCAGCAGGCGTGCCCTGTCCGGTGGGCTGGTCCCTGATGAAGAGGCCAAGGGCTTTGAGTTCGGTGTCAATGATCGCAACGCGGAAAAGACCTACACCAGGCGCAGCCGCAACGGCGGCAGCCACCAGGTGACCAGGCGCACCAGGCGGCAGATGCCTGAGCGTGCACCCAGGGGCCGCGTCATCTGGCCGGCTGTGGCCGAAACAATGCCGCGCCTGGTCAGCCTGTGGACGCAGACCATCGTGCGCAAGGTCTATGAGAAATTTGAGGGCAAGTAGTGGCTATCAAGATTGACTTCCTGGCGGACGTCGCCAAGTTCCTGCGCGGAACAAAGGACATAGCCGGCGCCCTGGATGACGTCGCTGACAGCCTGGATGACCTGGGTGACCAGTCAGATGATGCAGCGGACAAGGCCGGCGACGGGCTGAAAGACGCCGGCAAAGAGGCCAAGACCTTTGAGGGCAAAGTCTCTGACGCCATGCGAGCCGTGGCCAGGGACTCCCAGCAGGCCGGCAAGCAGGTGGGCGACAGCCAGCGCAAGGGCTTCAAAGAGGCTGAGGGCGGCCTGCAGGACTTCAAGGAAGAGGCCAACAGCACAGCCAAGGAATCGGCGGCCAGCTTCGACGGCAGCGCCGAGTCCATCACTGACGTGTTCCAGGAAGTGGCAGCGAACGCCTTTGGCGGCTTTGGTCCTGCCGGCGCAGCTGCCGGCCTGGCCGTGGCTGTGGGCCTGGGCATCGCCATCAGTGCCGCACAGTCCCTGGCTGAGGCAAACAACGAAGCCAAGCAGGGCAGCGTGGACATGCTGGACGCCCTGACAGAGGCCGGCGGCAGGCTGGAAGACATGGACCTGGCGGACAAAATCCGCGACTGGGGCCGGCAGATCATTGAGGACAACTGGCTGACGTTCTGGGCTGACGAGTCATCGACCAAGTTCCAGGAGGTAGCCAAGGCAGCCAAGGCCTACGGCATGGACGTGGGCGACGCTGTACGGGCAGCCGCCGGCAGCTCCGAAGATTCCCAGCGCCTGCTGGACGCTACAGCCGAGTCTTACCAGCAGCTCAACCGTGAGATTGAGGCCGGCACGTCCTACACCAACGAGGGCACCATGGCGTTCACCGAGGGCGCCAAGGCTGCCCAGAAGAAACGCGATGCCCTGGACCAGCTGCGCGGCAAAGCTGAGGAAAACAAGAAAGCCACAGCTGACACCATCGACATTTACGGCATCGAGCAGGAGGCCCTGAAAGGCACCGCCGGCGCGGCGAAAGAAGCAGCGGACGCCATCAAGGCCAAAGCTGATGCCACAGCTGACGCAGCCAACACGGCCATGGATGCCCAGGGCGCCGAGATCAAGTGGGCCGAGACTCTGAAGTCAAGCCAGGCTGACATTAAGGCCAACGGTAAAGGCATCGACAATTACACCGCCATCGGCCAGGCGAATAACAAGACCCTGATCGAGATGGCGCAGAGCGCGAACAACTACGTGCAGCGCCAGGCTGAGGCCGGCATGGGCGCGGACGTCCTGGCCGGCCAGACGGCCAACCTGCGCCAGGCGTTCATCGACCAGGCCATTGCCGCCGGCTACAGCGACACGGCAGCAGCGAACCTGGCCACCACCTACGGGCTGGTGCCGGCCAACGTCACCACCACTGTGCAGGCCCTGGGCACCGAAGAGGCAAAGGCAGCTGTCGAGTCCATACCAGAAGCCAAAGACACCACGGTAAACGTGGCAGCCAGCGGCCTGGAGCAGGCCCAGACGGGCATCTCCGGCATTGAGGGAACCGAGGTCAAGGCCGAAGTAAAAGAGCAGGGCGTGGCTGACACCCAGGCCCAGATAGATGCCATCAAGGGCAAAGACGTTCCCATCACTTTGAGCATCACCAACCTGGGCGACATACAGGCCCAGCTGGCGCAGCTGACGCAGCCGCGCACCCAGTTCATAGACGTAGTTCGACGCGAGGGGCAGGCGGTAGCACCGTGACCACCATTGCTGCAGTACCCAACATTGCCGCCGGCACCATCACCCTGACCATGGTCAAGACCACCAGCCTGTATGAGGTCCTGCGCACAGACGCCAACGGCACCAGGCCAGTGCGCACAGCCGCCGGCACGCTGCCGTCCATGGGCACCACTGGCACCGTAACGTTCACTGACCATGAGCCGGCCCTGGCTGGCCCCATCATGTACCAGGTGGGCGGCGTGGTCACCTGGGCGCAGTTCCCTGCCGGCCAGCCGGCACGCTTCACCCTGCCCCTGGCGCCCACTGTCACCCTGGCTGTGGACGCTGCCAGAGTCACTGACTACGCCTACACCAGGGAATCGTCAGGCACCGCTCACCAGGTCATCGGCAGGCCGGCTGACCCCATCATCATCAAGGGCCGGCTGCGCAGCCGTTCCGGCAAGCTTGCCATCGGCTGCGAAACCTACCGCCAGGCACGCGAGCTTGAGGCCATCCTGGAGACAGGCCATGAAGTCCTGTTCCGGCAGCCAGGCAACGCCGGCGCGGATCTCTATTTCACGGTGCGCAGCATCGGCGTGCAGCGGGCAGATGAATGGTGGGCGCTTGACGTCGAATACCTGGGCGTCAAGGCACCAGCTGGTGACCTGGCGGCAGCCGGCGCATGGGACTTCGCAGACCTCGCGGCCCTGCCTGGTGAGACGTTCCCGAGCATCGCCCAGGGCTATGGCAGCTTTGTGGACCTGGCACTGAATGAGCCGGCATGACGGCGCCCTACAGTGCCGCTGTAGCCGGCTACATCAAGGGCAGCCTAGAACACATCTACACCGTCACCGCTGACCCCAAGCTAGGCGCATCATTCGAGCTGCCCACCGAGGACGCCGGCCTGAAAGTCACCCTTGCTGAGGACTGGGCGCCCCACATCCAGACCAGCCTGACAGTGCCCATGCTGACCCAGGAGCAGCTGGACGCCCTGGACCCCAGGACAGGGGCACGCATCCAGATCAGCGCCGGCTACCGCTACCCTGACGGCACCCAGGACGTGCACCAGCTGGCTGACCTGGCCGTGCGCCTGGCAGAGCCGGCCTGGCCGGCCAACCAGGTGGGCATCAACGCGTCATCTGATGAGGCCCTGGCGCAGGACCGCATGCGCGTCGAGGCAAACATAGGTCCCTTTGCTTTCGCCGGCATCAACGAAGCTGTGCAGTTCTTCGCGAACTACGCCGTTTACCCGGATACCGCCGTCCTGTCGAGCAGCTTTGCCGCCGGCTACGGCGCAGCATCAGTGGCCGGCCTGGAAGTGGCCACCGGCACGCCCATGTGGTCACCCATCGAGGACGTGGCAGCAAGAGCCGGCGTCTGGGTGCACTGCACCCCTGACCGCAAATGGAGCATCACGCCACGCCCAGGCCTGACCACTCCGGCGCACGTGCTGACGGTGGGAACTGACGGCACCATCATCACTGCCAGGGCACCGCTTGACCGCACCCAGTGGGCCAACCATGTGCTGACCGAGTACAGCTGGACTGACGGCGCCGGCGCCCAGCAGACAGTCTATGGACGCGCCGCAGTGACGTCTGGACGTTTCAGCGTCAACAGTGCCGGCTACCGCACAGTCAAGCGCACCTACACCAGGCCGGCCACGCAGGCCCAGGCTGACGCAGCTGCAGCATCCAGGGTGCGCAACCTGGTCAGCCGTGGCAGGGGCCTGACCCTGGAGGCCCACGCAGCCTACTGGCTGCGCCCAGGGGACACCATCACCGTGCAGCTGCCGTTAGGCCCAGCTGAGAACCACGTCATTAAGTCCATCACGTTCGATCCGCCGGCAGGCCTGATGTCTATCCAGACCAGGCTGCCCCTAGACGCCACCATCACGACAGGAGAATAAGAATGACCACCACAGCCCGAGGCTATGAGCTGGTGCCGGCAGACCCTGCGCCCAATGTCCCGTACTACGTCAACCCGACACTGACCCAGATTGACGCGGACGTGCAGAAGATCGAGGACAGGGCGCAGAAGCCCAAGACCATGCCCAACGGCACCAACTGGGATACCGTGGTGGCGCCTGGTCACTACGCCGTGGACAGCTTCACGGCTGCGGCCACCATGACAGGCCTGCCGCCCACAGCCGGCGGCTTTGCCGGCGACATTATCAACTTCCCTGTCACGTCCAACAGGGTGACTCGTCTGGGCATCGAGTACGCCACCACTCAGCCGGGCAAGCTGTGGACCAGCGCCAGCACGGTAGCCGGCGGCGTCACCGCCTGGGAACCTGTGGCAGCCCAGGCAACAGCCCTGACCACTGGCCAGGACCTGAACACGCTTGCACCTGGTGACTACCGGGCTGAAACGTCCACCATCGCCACCAGCACCCTGAACAACCCAGGCGTGGTGAACCCGTTCTACCTGAAAGTGGTCAAGGGTTCCGGCACTAACGGCGTCACCTTCCACACCCTGATCGAGTACGGCGATACCGGCCCTGTGACGTCGACCAGGCAGTCCATCGGGAACGTGTTCCAGGGCTGGAACACAGCCGCGGTGCCGCCGGCACGCACTGCCCTGTCCTGCTACGGCACGTCACTGACGGCCGGCAGTGGCGTGGGGGAAACCTGGACAGCTGCAGAGACCTGGCCGGCACGCGCCGGCACTGTCCTGACAGGTACCACTGTCATCAACAGTGGCCGGAGCGGCGACACCTCCGACGAAATTCTGATCAGGATGGGCATCTTTAGCCTGTACTTCGCCGTCACTGGCGGCAGCATCCCGGCATCAGGCGCCGTGGCCGTCACCACCAGGGCCAAGACCTTTATCCCGCGGGACCGCACCTTTACCGGCAGCATCGCTGGCGTAGCCGGCACCCTGGCGTTCACGTTCGCCAGCGGCACCTGGACGTTCACCAGGTCCCAGGCCGGCACAGCCCTGGCGGTAGCCGGCTACTCCCTGTTCGTGGCCGGCCAGGCATTCAGCCGTAAAAACGCCCTGGTGTTTGAGGCATACCGCAATGACTCTGACTTCAACGTGACAGGCCTGGAGGGCTCAATCTCAGATCACGTCATCGCGAACCATCGCAAGGTGCTTGACTTCCTGCCTGGTGGGGACAAGCGCGTGATCTTCCTGGGGCCTACCCTGAACGTCAACGAGAAGCAGGGCACCGCCGGCTACACCAGGGTGTGGGACACCATCAACCGGATGAAATACCTGTTCCCTGGCACGTTCTACAGCCAGATGGATTATGTGATCGATCGCGCGATGGATGACGCCGGCATGACCAAAACAGCCGATGACCTGGCAGCCATCGCCAAGCGCGAGGCACCGCCGTCTGTTTTCATCGCCGGCGACACCACGCACTTTGACAAGAGGATTGCTGACGTCCTGGGCCGGCTGCACGTGGCGCCCATCATTGCGGCAAAAGGATTCGTGAACTGATGGGTGCACTGATCGCCAGGGCCGAACTGTGGTTCCTGCTGTACCTGGGCGTAGGACTCAACCCTGACAAGTTCGCCGAAAACCAGTGTGTTGACCTGGTGGACCACCTGGCCGAGTTCCTTTACGGCGTGCCCTGGCAAACATGTGTAGGCGGTGTCAATGGCGCCAGGGATCTGCTGGACGTGGCGCCGGACAAGTATTGGCAGCGCATTGACTACTACCCAGGATTCATACCCCAGCGCTGGGATGTAGGCGTCATGGGTGGGGACTATCTGAACCCATACGGGCACACGTTCGCCGTCCTGGGCGCTGACGCCGGCGGCATGGACGTCATCCAGCAGGACGGTTTTGCACCACCACTGCGCAACGGCTACAGCATCAAGCCAGCGCACACCGCACGCCTGGGCTACAGCCAGGCCGGCACAGGCCAGCTGCTGGGCGTGCTTCGACCAAGACCAGAACTCATAGCCGGCGGCATCACCGTCGCCGGCAACACACAGGAGGAAGATATGGACGCTGACCAGGTACGGGACGTAGTACGCGAGGAGCTGGCGGCAGCTGTGCAGCCAGGAGAGACAGGCAAGCGCCTGCCTGGGCCGCTGTACCAGGTGGCAGCTGACCTGGCGTGGCTGCGTTCCACATTCACCACTGGCGAGGCTGGCAAGCGCCAGGCCGGCGAGGCGCTGCGCCTGATCCTGGAAGCAGCGAGCAAGTGAGCGAGCAGACGACGACTAGCCGGCCAGCCAGGCAGGTGGGCCTGGTGACAGGCGCAGCTACTGGAGGCGCCGGCGCCGGCTACGCCCTGGCTGTCATCGTGGTGTGGCTGCTGACCATGGCCGGCGTGGCCGTGCCCGATAACGTCTCTGACGCCATCGGCCTGCTGTTCACCATCGGCCTGGGCCTGCTGGGTGGCTGGCTGGTCCCACCAGGTGCAGGGCAGCGCCGTGGTGGCTGATCCGGCGGCTATCGTGGAGGTCACCCTGGGCGAGGTCTACCGCCTGGTGGCTGCCCAGGATGGCCGGCTGGCAGCCATACAGGAAACCATCACTAAGCGCCCCACGTGGGAGGACGTCAACCGGATGGAGAAAGCCAGGGACGACAAAGAGAAGCTACAGAATGAGGCCATCAAGGCCCTGGAGGATGCTAACCGCTGGCTGGTCCGCACAGTCATAGCTGCCCTGCTGACGGGCCTGGTGGCGCTGGCCGTGGCCGGCATCAAGCTGGCCGGCGCATAAGAGAGGCCCCTGCAGTAACCAGCTGCAGGGGCCTATCGCACGTATGACCTTAACCAGTACCGCGCTCTCACGGCAGACTATACATCGTTGTCCTTTCAACGCCTTTCAGCGAACTTTCAGCGGTCTATGCCGTCGCCACCGATAAGGCGTGCCGCTTCTGCTTCGACGTCCTGGCGCTCTGCTGCTGTGGTGTTCATCCTTAGCCTGCTTCCTGAAATGTGAGTGGTAGAACCTGGTCAATAAATAGCGGCGTCCTGGGCTGCAGCTGCTGCACAACGGTAACCGGGCCTGTTGTGGGAGGTGCCACCCCGGCGTTAGGGTCTGGCTGATCGTCTAAACCCAGCAACCACGTAACCGGCACGCCTGTGACAGTTGAGACTTTCTCCATCAGCTCCACAAGGTTGCGCGGACGTGCCCTGTCAGTCTCGTAGTGCGCCAGGCTGGATAGGTTGATGCCCAGCAGCTCCGCAAACTCACGCGAGCTATAGCCGGCCTCACGGCGCACCTTGCGCAGCCTGTCACCTAACGTCCACCGAGGGATTTGCCTACCTTGTGTGTCATTCATGAGTCAAACCTTTGCATGACTAGGCATAGGTACACAACACGCCACACCAAACATGAGTACTTAAGCGGATAAAACCAGGTAGTGGGCATACCTATGTTTAGATATGTGCATGACCTCAACCATGACCCCCACGGACTCCCAGGAGTACGTGACAGTAAGCGCGGCAGCGCGCATGCTGGAGTGCCATGTCGAGACTGTTAGGCGCTGGGCTGATGCCGGCGCTATCTACAGCTGGCGCACTCCAGGAAACCAGCGGCGACTTTTGTTGTCCGACGTCCACCGGTTGCGCCGGCCTACACGAGAGAATGCCGCATGAGCGCCGAGGGAATCACACGAGTAAAGCGCCGTGGCGCAGTCATCCTGGACAACAACACTGTCTATGACGACTCCATCAGCTACACAGCCCTGGGAGTGCTGGCAGTGCTGCTGGCACGCCCTGATGACGCACCCAAGGGCTACCGCACCTTGAAACGCCCAGGCGTCGGCCAGGCGTCGATCCTGTCAGCGTTCCGCGAGCTGCGGCAGGCCGGCTACCGGTACCAGTTCCTGCGGACGGGCAAGAATGACCAGGGCAAGGCCAAGGTCTACACCGACACCTACATCTATGAGTCGCCGGTAAGCCTGGAGATGGCCAAGCAGGACCACTTCGCTACCACTGGGCACGTTGCCATCGACATGCCAGACAAGCGCAAAGCTAAAGAAACGCCGGCATCAGAGACAGCACAGCCTGACGTAGAGGGTGCACGACTTTGTGATGCACACAAGGGTGGTGCACACAGCTGTGATGCACACGACCGCTGTGCACAAACACCTGGTAGTGCGTCGGTTGGGTTTTCAGGCTCTCCAAATACAGTCGAGCAAATTAACCAAGGGCCGGCGAACGAAAAAGCGCAGGACCAGGAGCTGCCAGCGCAGCCAGGGGCTGCTGCAGGCGATGACGCGACACCCAAGGCGCCACTAACGCTGACGCCTGAGCAGATGGAGCGGAACAAGCGAGGCGCAGCAGCTGCACGGGCAGCACTACGTGGGCAGCATGCGCCTGACGTCGCCGGCTCACCTGCCGATGGAATAAAGGAAGTCGCTTCGCTCCGCCATGAACAGGAGCGGGTCGCATGAGTATGACTCTCACGCCGGCTGTGCAGGTCGCACGCCAGGCAGAAGCGCTGGCCGTCGCTGAGGCCTATGAGCACTGCAGGAACAGGGCCAGGGACGAAGTATTGACCCTGATGGCTAACTGCCCACACTCAGCCGAGCTGAGGGCAGCAGAGCGGCACCTGGCGGCTGCAGAGCTGCAGCTGGCTGAGGCGTGCTGGCAGTGGGGCAGCATGCCATGAGCGACTACACACCATGTAGGGACTGCAGCCGGCCCATGCGCCCCTACGGCACAAAGCTGGCAGACCACCCTGGAACCATGCGCAGAGACGGTGCCATGTGCAGCCGCTGCGGCGATGCAGCCAGGGCAGCTGCGGCACGCGAGCGATACGCCCACCAGCTGCCGCCGGCCAGGCCATCGACCAGGGAGAACCGCGCCAACCTGCGCAGCTGGCTGGTCAGCCGTGGATATGCAGGCACCAGTGTCTGACGCCCTGTTCGACATGGAACCCCTGGTAAAGCCCAGCCGGCCCAAAGCAGCCAGCGGCAGGCGATGGGGTGGCAACGACTCACGCAAGGCCAGGGCCATCTGCAGGGCCATGCTGCCGCACCCATGCAGGCGCTGCGGCCAGGTCATCACAGCAGAGGACCCAGAGGCCAGCTGGCACGCCGGCCACATCGAGGACCACGCCACCGGCGGCAATGACAAGGACGCAAGCAACTTCGCACCAGAGCATGCCAAGTGCAACATGTCAGCCGGCGGCAAGCTGGGCGCCAGGGTAACCAACAGCCACAAGGTAGAGCAGGACTGGAGCAGGGAAAGGACACTCAGATGGTGGTAAGCAACTGGCAGGGAAAGCAGGACTATCAAGCGGTGGGCATGACCACGCTCATGGAGATAGCCGAGCTGCTGGGCATTGACCCTTACCAGGTAACCAGCATGCGACTGGACAACCGAGAGGTTGTGGTGTTCGGAACAAAGGGCGACACCCTGCGCATGCCTGTCCATTACGACGTCTGACCGAGTTTTTCAACAGGGGCCTGACAGCCCACGTTTAC